TTCGATAGGCGTGAGCCTGATCTCGTATTGCAGGATGTGCATTGTCCGATATACCTATAATCTTATCAACACATCGCATCGCTGTTTCTTCTGGAGTGAACCCTCTGTTGTCCGTTGTCTGAACCCCTACTGATCCGACTGTAATTCCTATTGGTTCTGTTAACATTATTGTCTATCCCTTATTAACAATCCAGCCCTATCCTCATCAATAGGTTCTTTAGCTTCTCCCAGCATCTTAACACCTACTATCGCTTCTTGAAACCTTTGATTGTACATGCCCATAACATCCTGTTCCCCCTTCATAAAAATATACGCTTCAATCAAAGACCCGTATAATAGAGCCATATCAGCGTTTTCACTTAACCAAGTTAATGCTGTGTCCGCACCGATAGAAGACAACGTTCCCGTCGCACCACTAGAACTACCCGTTATTGTTTCTCCAACAGAAAAAGAACCTCCAGGGATCTCAACGGTTAATGTAGTAGAAGACGGCACGGCATTTACAGTAGTACTAACTGCGCTAGTACCTCCCGTTATTGTGTCACTCGTTGTAAAAGTCCCAATGACCGGAACAAGAGTAAGTAAAAAAGTGTTCGATGTAATACTTGTTGGCCTATAAAAATAGTGCAACTCCGCAGTAAAAGCGGCGTTGGGAGCAGGTGCTAGTATAAAATTGTTAATGTCATAATCAGCATAATATCGGGAAGACCCCGTTGTAGAAGAATTAGGAGTATATTCTTGAAGAAAACTAATGTTTTTCTTTTCTAAAAAAAACTTGTTCCCGTCAGCTCCAGCAAGACTTAAAGAAAACGAAGAAAGATAGTCAGAAGGGACTGCAAGAAATTGATTCCCATTTGTTGCGGTTCCTGATACGTTTCTTCGGAACAAAGTAAGTTGAACATTTTTTAAAATTCTTTCTTCCGCAGTTTTTATAAACACGGGAAGATTATTTATAAAGGTCACTTCATCGTTCTGTGTAAAATCTTGTACTGCTTGTTTTAGTTGAGTGTATGTATAGCTCATGTTGTCACCGTTACTGTTCCTATGGAGGCCGCAGCAACCAAGTTGTTTGAAACAAAATTGTTATAATCATTATATCCTACAGGGTTAAACCCATATTGAATTACCCTCTCTGCTTCAATATTTGGTTCTGGCCGAGCGTTTCTTAGTGCTTGAGGATCAGTTGCGTGTCTTGAAACCATGATTTGTGGGTGTTTCGGCTCAAACTCATCTGGACCAACAAGAAGACCATTCCATTCTTTCTTCATATCTTTCAGACGATATCGAAAGCCCGATCTGTCTGAAATTCCGTAAGCATATCTTCCACTAGCATAAGCCATTTACACCCTCAAATACTGGATACTAGGCTGAAGTTTAAGAGGAGTTCTGCCTTCGTCTTCATCCGAGGCTCTCTGAAACTCTTCTTCGTAAACAACTTTTAACATCTGTAGTCTTTCAGGAGCTCTCTTCATCGCTAAGTAATAAGAAAGACCTGCGACCATACAAGGATAAAATCGAAAAGGAAGATCCGTGGTATTCACCAAAGTGTCTGCGTCCTGTATTCTACGAACGTAATAATACAATATCTGATCTGTAGAGTTCTCAGGCACAGGCCAGAGGTTAATAATAGGAGTTATCTGACGATCAAAAAAGTATTGGCTGGGTCGTCCTGTTGTAGTCTTATTAGCAATTGTTCCATATTCGCCACGACTTATTCTGGTTATATCGTAGTCGGTACTGCTCCTACGCACAATAACTTCAAGAATATCCACAACATCATCCGACACAGTGATCGCCGCTGTGCCTGATGTTAAAGTAACAAGTTCTTGATTTACAGTCCAAAGATTTAAACCACGATTAGCCCACTCCGCGAACATCAAGTTTAAAGAACGACGAGCTGTTCGAGCGTCATAGCCGGTGCGAACTTCAAGTCCACACCGTTCGTAGGCTTCTTCTATTATCTCACCTACATCTAGTTCAAAATCTCTAGAGTTGGATGTTGTCATTTAAAACACACCTTTAAACTTAGTCCCAGATACTTGAGATGCTGGTGTTCCTTGTATTACTCCACCATTTCTCATACCTTTAGGCTTAACCTTACCGCCCATCTTCATACCCTTGGGCTTAACCTTACCGCCCATCTTCATACCCTTGGGCTTAACCTTACCGCCCATCTTCATACCCTTGGGCTTAACCTTACCGCCCATCTTCATACCCTTGGGCTTAACCTTACCGCCCATCTTCATACCTTTAGGCTTAACACTTCCACCGTCTTTCATGTAACCCATTTTATTACGAACAGGTTTTGGTAACTTAGAAAGACCTGGGTTTTTCTTGGCATTAACTTTCTTCATTTTCTTTGTCTCCATCATTGTATAGGTTATCAAAAATTTTATTAACGTCTAGTGTATAGTCTAAATCCGATTTTGAATAGTGTATATGTTGTGACGGTCTAAAATCGGGAGCTCCTTCACCTGTTTGAAACCATGCTGGATGTGTAACACGAACACGGTTATTAGGCAATGCAACTATATTACCTGTCCATTCGCCAGCTTCTAATAGTTGTAGTACATGAGACTGCTTATGTTGAGCTGGATCATCCGCTATTTCGCTTTCTGTATAATCTACAGTAAACAAATATTTCGCTGGAAACATCTCTCCATTAATCTTTGCTAACCAAGGACAGGGAGTAGCTCTATCAAGGACATAAACAGAATGGTGATGAGACGAACAATCCCAAGGTTGAGCGTCGTAAGTATTCATTGGCTCAGGCCACTCTTCTAAAGCCATGTCCCCAACTAACGCTGTAATAGGCATTCGAGCCCACATTGCGCCGCCATGCACTGTGTCTTCCTCTTCGCCCTCTGCCTCGCTCCCAGTAAAGATAACTTGAAAACTAAGAGATCTGTTAGGCATTGATGTAACAGCGATAACCATAGCATGTAAGAACTCTCCATGATATTTCTCATGGTTATGAGTATATTCTCGTCGAACCCAACATTTAAAATAAGGAATGTTACTCTGTAAATATGACATTATTTCTTTCTAGTTTTGCCTTTATCTGATCTAGGCTTTCTTTGTTTTACGACTCGTTGCTTTGACCCTCCGGGGCTTGCCTTTGGGTTGTCCGAGACTTTTCTTTTGAGCGATCCTGCTACTTTTTTCTGAGGAAGACATTTCCTTAGAAGTTTTAGGAGTTTCGCTACTAACCCTTTTAGTAGGTCTGCAATACGGGACACCACGTTTTTCACTCTTTTTACGACCACACGGTTTACCAGTTTTAACATCTTTCCAATCCTCCTTGAACCAACGTTTTAAAGCTAACCCTTCTTTTGTTTTTCTAACAGTCATTAGAAGGTTCTAGTTTCTTTGCGTTTTTTCTCTTGAACATCCCCACAGCCAGCGGCAATAAATCCTCCAACCCTAAGTTTAGTGGGGGGACGTTTGGGGTTATCTATGGCAGAAATTATTCCACCCTCCGCTTTCTTTGTTTTGTTGCCCCAGTTTTTTGCTCCAACTTTGCGACACTTGGCTATAGCTCCAGAAGCATACGCAGAAGGGAAAACTTTGTATCGAGCTTTTACTTTTTTATAACAAGCGTCTTTTGGCATTTTCTTCTCTCCCGGTGATGTAGAGATTTGTTTACTAATTTGACCTCGACTAATAGTCATCTAACATTTCCATCTTTTTCTAGCTTGACGTAAACGACTGTTTGGATCTTTGGCTGCCTTTGGGAATTTTTTCATCTGACCAGCGGAGCGAGCACAAAAAGACTTTCGTCTCTTCGCGTCCTTACTTCCAGCTTTTACTTTACCTGTAACGGCAGTCTTTAATTTAGATCCTGGGTTCTTTGCTCTATACGCTTTAACCCCAGCCTTAGTCATTCCAGCCCCTTTTTCTGTGGGGCGGAAATTTTTCTTGTTACGCTTGGGCATTTCTCCAGGCATAAAAACCTCTACGAATGAAAGATATTCATTAATGAAACAGTAGCAACTGTATAGCCAACAGATAAACCATCCTTAAATAGTAAGCCTTCATCTGGGATTGTGTTATCTACCGTTGCGTGATCTGTTCCAATGGTTTGAGCTTTAAAAATAATGGTTCCAGTGTCCGGAGTACCGTTATAAAAATCAACCAATCCTGCGGTTCCTGCGGATACAATGGATGTTCCCACAAGACGGGCCCTCACCCCACCACCAACAGATTTGGCACATAAACTACCCGAACCAACTGTAATGTTAGCTGCAAATTGTGCTGAACTTGTTACGGAGGTAACCGTTAAAAACAACTTTGCTCCTGCCACAGCTTCGGCAGAGCCTGTTGAAGTAATAACCTCCGACAGAGCATTACCAAAAACATCTGTGCCTACGATTGTATTTGTTTTTGCGTTATCTCCAGTCCCTGCCGTAGTGACAGTTACATTTCGAGCACCACCACCCAAAAAGGTAGTTGCTGCCATTGTTGCTGATGTATTCGGTCTAGCTGCTGTAACAAGCCGATCTGGATCAGCTGCATTCTCATCAGCTATAAACTTGACTTGTACGTCTGTTTGTACACCCATATTAATCTCCTATAAAATATAGGTGGGGCGTTAACCCCACCAAATTAAACATTAGGCTGCGAAAACAAACGTGCCTGTAGTAGCTGCTCCAAGACCTTGAAGATTGTACGAAACATTCCACAAACCTGCTGTGGTGCAAGTAAAATAGATGTAAGAACCAATGCTCATTAAATTTGTTGTTGCGTTAGCAGGAGTGAACTTTAACAGAGTTTCTCCTGCGGTAGAGGCATCAAACGTGACCGCAGCACTTGTACGACTCTCCATAATACTACCTGTTTCATAAGCATCGCTACCTGCACAATCAAAACTAAGGAAAGCAGTTCCCCCCGTAGTGTCTACCGACTGAGCGTGAATACACACAACGCCAACTGTCGCAGCAGGAAGAGTAGTAATCTGTTGTGCTCCTCCAGTGAATGGATTGATGTTAATTCCTGCAACATAAGAAACAGTGCCAGATGTGGCTTTTGCCGTTACAGTAAGTCCACCTAAAGTGGGCATCCCACCTGAAAATACAGAACCTGCAACTGTTAAGTTTCCACCAATAGTAGCGTCGTTATTATATGTAGAATTTGTTGTGTAAGCTCCAGTCGTTGCATTCTTTGTAACGTCTTGAAAGCCGTTTTCGGAGCGTACTGCTCCTGTAAATGTAGTGTTACCCATGGTGATCTCCTGTCTGGGATAAGTCAGCTTTCGCTGTCAGGATTAAAAGTTGAGGGAGAGCTAATGCCCTCCCCCTGTAGTATTTATGCAGCACCTTCTGTGCCAAATATACCACGCCAATCGGTTACGCCAAAGCTATACCGTTCACGAACTTTGTAGCGAACATTACCAGTCTCGAAATCGCCTTCCATGCCCTTTTTCATTGGGCTTCTTTGGAACATCTTTAGTCCGTCAGGAACATCCGTCTGAACAAAGAAAGCATCCGCATCAGAAAGTCTTCTCATGATATGGTAGCCTTTAGGTAGATAACCACCTGACTTAATAGCGTTGATATCATTATCAGCAGTTCCAGTACGGAGCTGTGATTCCAACAGACGCTCTGCAACAAAGGTATAGGCAGTTGGAATAATCAACTGTGTACCTTGTGCTGCAATCCGTAGTCCACGATCATCTTTCATATCCGCAATTTGAATAAGAATGGATTCAAGTGAAGTTTCAGATAAATCAGCAGCAGTTGCTAACACGTTGGACTGGTTCCCATTAGTAGTTGGGTGAGATGCACTTAAAAGTACAACACCGTCACCACCAGTTACACCAGCTGTCTGTGCGTCATTTAAAACATTCGCAGCTTTGATTTCCTTAGTGGAAGCCATTGAACGTGCAAGTGCCTTTGTATAACGGGAAGCAATCGAACCATATTGGCCATCCTCTTCAGCTTCCTCAGTAATTGAGAACGCCAAAGCGATTGTCTCATGCTGATAACGTGCAGTCCATTGTTGACTACCAGTATCATATGAAACACTAGCACCTTCATCTTTTGTTGGTGCAGAACCAAAACCTTGCAACAAGACATCTTCTTCATAAGCTTTATTTGAACTGTTTGAAGAGAATACCTGTGCGTATTCTGGTGGATAGCTATCGTATTCAAGACCGAAAAGAGTATTCAGTCCTGGCTCAAGCATTTTAGCAAATTGTGCTCTATTCATCGCCATTTTTCATACCCTCCTATATACCTGCTACGTTTGTACCAAGGATGTGCTCATTAATTGTCACCTCCATGATAGCATTCGCACCAAAAGCGTTGTCTGGGGCTTCATACAAGCTAATGATCTTACAGGTAGCAATACCTGCAGCCATTGTTCCGCTTGCTTCAAAACCTGATTGACCAGTCACAGTTGAACCTGCACCTGCAACAACATCAGCACAATTTCCGATATTGGTTTGGGCAGGTGATCCTGCTGACTGAACTTTATACACAATATATGGATCATCATATACATATGCAATTATATCTGTAGCCACTGTGCCTGTTGGCCAGTATTGACTATAAACATATGAACCATCTGCAGCGGTATATGATACCCCTGCGAAGACACCAATATTATTGGTTTCTGTCGCAGTGTGCGGAGTAAGCAAACCAGTGCTTATCAGAATAACAAGATCACCTGTAAAGATGTTCTCTGCTAGTCCTGAAGCAATAGTGTACTTATTCGCTCTAGGGATATTACCACTCATATGGCGAACTGGGACAAACCCAAAGGCTGCATCTACATTAGCCATTTTTCGCTCCTTTTCAGCGTAAAGTTTTAATCATCCATAACAGAGAGATCTCTGCCACGGCTCGAAGAGGATTCCCTAGTTTGATAAATAGGTTGTCCTGTTTTTCGTCCTAACGCATCTAAGTCCCCTGCAACTGATTCGTTTGCTTCAACACTTCTACTGTGATAATAGTTCTTCATCTGCCTATGTTTTTCAACAGGCATCTCACAAAGCAACATTCCTTCAATTCCAACTGACCCTGCCCATTGACCGTGATTGATAGTTGGAAATAACTTTTCTTTCACAGTATCGGCTTTGCGTGGTTCCCATCCCTCACGCATACGTTTATAAACATTATCAGGAGTATCCCTGCCTTGAATGCTTGTAGCTATCCATCGTTGAGTGTAACCTGGACGGGGTTCGGGTGCATCCAACAATGATGGTGGCTTCCATGCAGTATCTGGGCGTGATTGCTCATCACGCATGGAATTTCGAGCTTGCTCCGCACGAACATTTCTTTTCTCAGTCATGACTGGCTCCTTTGCTGACGTTTGATTTCAGCCTCATATTTTTTAAGACTTGCTTCATCTGTAATTCCAAGTTCTCTAGCCATCCTAAGTTGATCTTGCGACATACGCACTCTATTGCCTTTATAAGAAGATGAGCCACCTGTAGTTGGTGCAACTGGTTGTCTACTTTTTACTCTAGCCTTATTTGGGCTTGGTTGGGAGTTTAACTCAGGAAATACTTTTTGTAAACGATTATTCAACACTTCATAATATTCATCAGAATCTTTATCATATCCTTCTAAATCAAGTTGAACATCAATAGAGCGAGCTGCTGCCGTTTCTCGCTCAAAACCTGTGGAATTAAACCAACGATTGTTTTCCCACCAACCCATAGCTTTTTGAGGAGCTGGATTTTGAACAGCTTGCTGTGCTCTTCCAACAGTTGGAGAGGCAGCTTGTTGCGACCTTTGCTGCTTTTGCATTTCTGCAATTCGCATTGAAGCTCTCATATCAGCCATTTGTTCTTGGAAGTTAACTTGAGCTTCTGTGTCACCTTCCTCAACTGCCTTTGTTAAAGCAGCCTTTGTTTGAGAATATCTTTGATTAAAAGCTTTCTCGCTGTTTTGAACAGACCCTTGTTCAAGTCGAGCAAGTCTTGCACTAAGCTGGGCATTTTGCTCTTGGATTTGTTTAGATTGAATTTCAGCTTGTCTCCGCTGATCAACAAGTTTCTTAATCCTCTTTTGTACTTTGGGGCCGTAATCCTCTTCTTGGTTTTCACTCGCTGCTTTTTCTTCTTCAATAATGTCCTTAACTTCTTCGACAGGATCATCTGTTATTTCAATTTGAAAATCCTCAGGCTCACCTTTCGCCTTCTTGATCTCATCTTCAATTTCATTGATTACATCTTCGTTTGCCATGGTAGCGTCCTTCCAAGTTTTACGCTAAGTAAGCGGTGATTTCGGCATCCTCTGGTAGAATTGACGTTAGTTCATCGTCATTCAGCAAGAGAAACCTTACACCATTAATTGTTACTTTTTGACCTGCATATTTGCCGTAAGTAACTCGATTACCAACTTTCGGAGAGTTCATCTTCCACGAAGCTCCAGTATCCCTATCTTTAAATGCAAGATCACCCATAGAAGCAATGCGACCGTGAGCAGTTAAATACTCCTCATTGTCTTTTGAGATCATTGGCAAATGCAAACCACCTCTTGTCTTCATTTTAACTTGATTGGGATGTACTAGCACTTTCCAATTTAATGGAACTGGTAGTTGGTGCGAACCTATTGTTTGTTCTGTAGACTCGTCTTTGTATTCATGTTGATGAGACATGGTCTATTCATCCTCTTCATTTAATTTGTTTAATGTTTCGTTGATAATCTCAGAAGCTTGTTCTAAACCCTCTGCAATACCTACGTTCTTTTGATATGTTCCAAAGTCGGAGATCCGACCTTGAACCATGCTTTCAGCTATCTCTAGCCGTTTCTCCTTTAGATTCTTTTTTATCTTCTGGAGTAGGTCTGTTACTGTCATTCTTTACACCTCCTGACATCGAAACGCCAGAAACCTTAACAGTTACATCTTTTTTTTCTTCTGACATTAATACCCTTTCTTCTTCATCATTGGTTTTCTTTTTGCCATTGGCTTTTTCTTTGCCATTGTCATTGGTTTTTTCTTCATGCCCATAGGCTTCTTTTTACCATACATAGTTTTTCCTCCTTTCATTAATTGACCAAAACTACTTCTATTCATCATGCTTGACCACCAGATAATTCACGAGCCAATATTCTTAGTGTTTCAATAAAACTCTTGTCAAGTTCTTTTGCAGCTTTTGCAAATTCTTTAGGAGAGATCTCGTCAGATTTAATATTCCTACGTTCCAGAAAGCTTTTCGCTGCTCTAATCTCTGCCTGTGCCACTTTTTTAATTGCTGCTCGTGCCATTTTTATTTTATACCTAAAGTATATGGTGAAGGATTTGATCCTATATTAGCAGCAGGACTTGCGTCGGCAACCGAAGTACCAATAAGACCACCCATGCCATAACCAATTCCATCACCGTATCCATTACCCATGCCACCTCCAAAAGGTTGACCAAAAAGTCCACCAAGATTACCAAGACCACTGCCACTAAATAAATCAGGGAAAGTATCGTCTGTTAGTTGTTTAACTTCACCAATATAAGGTTTTATTTTAGCAGTAAGCTCTTGGCGTTGTTGTTGTTGAGCTTGATTGATTATAGGAGAAAGATAACTAGCTATAGCACCTTCAGAGCCTCCTGCTTGAAATCTTTGTTTAAAAAGAGCTTCATAAGAAGATTGTGGATTTGGATCTTGAACCGATTGAAGCCCACTCATTTCTGTTGGTTTATTAAACGGAGGAGGTCTACCCCCCATTGTATAATTATTTTGTTGATCAGGCATTTCTATTCCCCCACTTTCTACTTTTTATTTGCAAGCGAGGAGCCTGTTAGAATTGCTCCAAATGCCAGATGAAACAACCCACCACCCAAAAGTGTAAATGGCTCATGTTGTCCTGTTAGTTTTTTCATCAATTCCATTTGAACCATTGGCTCCTTAGTTGAATTTATAATTTCCATAAATTGGGAAATGTCTGGTCTGTTTAATCCCCACCACACTGGACAAAATAGAAAGTCGTAAAAGCAAATTACCAAATAAAATA